GCCCAGACCGACGCGCCTTCCTCCGGCACCAGGAACATCCCGATGTCCTCGGCGCCGCCGTAGGGGAAGCATGGCGCAGCCCAATCCGACCAGTTCGCCTCGCCTGTGCCGAGCGCCGCAGGAACCTCCAGCCGCACCCGGCCCAGACGCTCCGGATCGTGGTTGTCGCGCACAAAGCCGCGGTACTTCCCGAACCACTTGTGCTTGAGACGCTCCTCGTGCTGCTTGTCGTAGACGTCAATCACGATTCTTCCCCCGTATCCGCGTCCACGGTCACCATGGCCGGCTCTTCCTTTGCAGTCTTGGAGGGCGCATTCTGCCCATTCTCCTGGCCCTGGGCGTCTTCGGCCTTGTCGCCCGCGCCCTTGCCGAGGGCGTTGCGTTTGAGCTTCAGTTCGGAGGAATAGCCGCCTTCCCCGAACTCGTGCCGCACACTCTGGATGTAGTACACCCCCGCGAACTTCCGGCCTACGCCCCTGATCTCGACATTCCGTTTGGCGCGCAGGGCCGGGATGCCGATGGTCAAAGCCGTGGCCTCGACCTGCCGCATCTCAGCGGCCTTGAAACCGCCCTCGGCCTCATCCTGAGCCGGCTCCTGGCCCGGCTCCTCGTGGAAGCCTTCCGAGCGAGCGAAACTGGGCTTCACATGGCCGGATTCCTGCTCCTCGAACTTCTCCTCACCGGTGTTGCCGTTCACGAGACAGGTCTTCTTGCCGAGCGTGGTCCGTTGGGGCGTCGTGGCGTTCNNTGTTGGCCTTGTGCTCGACAGGCTCCTTCTTGCGCGGGTCCACGCCCACGGTCTTGGTCTCGACGCCGGCTCCCTTGGCGCCCTGGCTCTGTGTCGAAGGCTTGAAACTGCGCAAAACGCCCCGCTTGTCCGTGAAGTACTCCAGGACGAGCGCCGGCGCCTGGTCCAGCGCCGCTGGGTGGAAATGCAGCTCGTCGTCCTGGACGTAGAAGACGTAGCCCGTGACCCCGTCGCCGTCCTTGGCGCGCGCGGTCTTGGCCAGTTCCTTGAGAAACTCGGCGTCGGAGATGTTGCTCTGCGCCACGCGAAGGTGGGGCGTCTTTGTCTCGGTGACATTGGGCCTGAGCCCGTGCTTGGCCGCGATCTCCTGAGCGATCTCGGAATAGAGGATGCCTGGCGGCGGCTTGCTCCAGACCTTCTGGTTCTCGCGGCCAGCGAGCTTGTGCCCCTTGTCATAGGCCCGGAGCGTAATCGCCGGGGCGCCTTCCTCCGGGAAGTCGTACTCGATGTCCTTGATCACGGCCTTCTTCTTGGGCGACAGGTCGCCGCCGGCGTAGCCGAAGCGCGCGCTGATCTCGTTCCCCTCCTGGAAGAGCGGATCGTCCACGAACTGCAGATTCCGGTCGGTGACGGTCAGTTCCAGGACGTCGAGCTCCTTCTCGTTGTCCTCGAACACGAAGGCGCGGATCTCCTGCGTGATGTCCGCGGAGAGGGACTTGCCCTCGATCTGTATCAGGAACGCCGGCGCGTAGGTGTCCAGGTCCATTGCCTCAGTCCAGAATGTCCATATGCACGCGCTGGTAGCTCGGGATCCGCAGCGCCGTCCCGACCTCCAGGTCGAGCGGCCAGAAGAGGTCGTTCACGTCGGCGATCACCCACCAGAGCCGGGCGTCGCCCAGGTAGCGGTGCGCCAGGAGATCAATGCGGTCTCCCTCGACCACGGTGTGCGTCCGGTCATCCTGCCGCGGTGTCGTGTCGATCTGCGGCCGGTTGCCGAGGAAGTCGAAGTCTTCGGCCTCGCACAGGACCGAAAACCGATACCGGGACTGTTTCGTGATCATGCGCGCACCTCGCTGTACGGCACGCTCTCGTCCACGTATTCTTCGAGCGCCACGTCCACGTCGGCCTGCTGCGGCAGGAGCGTCTCCGGCTCGAACAGGCCGTAGAACCGGGCCTTCACGTCGCGCACCACGCACAGGACGCCGGGAAAAAGCTCCCCAAAGACAAAGATGACGCGATGTGGCGCGTTCTTGAGCATGGTGTCGGCGTGCTCCGGGTATTGCAGCGACTGCAGCCAGGCGACCTTCTCGCGCGCCTTGCCCTTGAAGAACTGGAGCCGGATAGCGATCTTGCGCGGTTCGCCTGCCACGAACTGATAGCGTGGATGGCTCATGCCGGGGATGCGGATCGCGGCGAAATTGGCGGACTTCTCGTCGACCACCTCGGACGGGTTGTACTGGAACTCCATCTCATCCCCGGTCTCCGAGTCGATGAGGTAGCCCTTGATCGCCGGGTTTTCCCATGCCATGTGTCAGTCCATCCTCATCACAGGGTCTCGTAGTTCTTCACCTTCTGCTGCCGGATGTCCTTGTAGACCGCCTGCGCGATGGCGCGGCCGTCGAGCTTGGACACTACGGTGACGTTTAAGTCGATGGGCCGGTCAGCCAGGGCATCGAGCTTCGAGAGCAGCGCGGCCAATGGCGACTTCGCATCCGGCGATCCGGTGTTGGCAGGCGGCGTGGGCCCCAGAGTCGAGACGCGTTGAGCCAGCATCCGTGTCCGCTCGACCTCCCGCTCTTTGACCACGGCCGGCAATGGCTTCCCGGCCGCGGCCCCTAAGCTGACCATGGGCGCGGCTTCCACGAACGGAGCGACCAATGCCGCCGAGGGGCCGGCGCTTTCCGCGACTGAGGGGAGCGGCGACGACAGCATCGGCGTCAGGGCGAGCGTGCCGGAGAGCGCTGTGGGCAAGGCGACGCCCGCGGCCTGGCGCAGGACGGCCAAGGTGTCCAGGGCGCCGTTGCGCATCATCCGCCAAAAGGCCGAGTACCGGTCCCACGCGCCGGCCAGCCCGTCAAGGAGCCTGCCACCCCAGTCCGACAGGACCGGCTGCGCGCGGCGGAACAACCCGCCGATCAGCGGCAGCTTCGACAGGATGCCGCCCGTGTCGATCTGCGGGCGCACCGTCGGAACGTTCACCCCGACCGTCGCCGGAGCGGGGCGCACGATTTGCGGCTCGACCGTGGGGGCCGCGACCGCGCCTGCCAAGCCCTTCATCTCGGTGAACGCGGCCCTGGGCAGCGCCATGAGCCGCTGGAGCGCTTTCATCGGTCCGGCGAAGAGATCGCCCTCGAGCGGGAGCGATAACGCCTTGGCGATCCTGCCCGCGACGCCGCCGACCAGCGGCAAGCGCGAGAGAAGCCCAGCTACATCCAGTTGGGGCCTGATCACGGGCGGCGGGGCCTCGACACTCACCGGCCCGGGGGCGGCGACGTCGGGCGTGATGCTCGGCGCGACCATGCCCTTGCCAATGCCCCCGAGGAAACCCCAGACCTTGGCGAACACCGTGGCCGGCAGCTTGCCTGCGCGCTCAATGCCGCCGGCCAGCGTCTCGATGATCGCCTGCCCCGAAGCGGAGAGGTTCGAGAGCGGGCCCTCCTGCGCATCGGAAAACGGCAGGAGCCTGCGCAACGCGCTGAGAGCGCCCTTGACGGCCCGGTATGGGGCGGTGATCGCCGACTTCACCCCGTCGGCCACGGCGCTCAACACGGATTTTCCGGCTTCGAACGCGGTGGACGCCATGCCTTTCACCGCATCGACGCTGGACCCCACCCCGTTCCTGATGCTCTCCCATGCGCCGGTCGCCTGGCCCTTGATCCAGTCCCACGCGTTTGCGGCCACGTCGCGCAGCTTCTGGAAGGGAGCCGCCAGGACGGACAACGCCGACCCCGCGAGCGAGTACATGCCGTCCCATGCGCTTGCTGCCGCGCTCATGATCCCGCTCCAGGCTGCCGACGCGGCGCTGCCGATCCAGCGGAAGGGCGCTGACACCGCTGCCCATGCCGCCGCCCCCGCGCCCTTGATGGCGTCCCAGCCAGCGGTCACGACATACTTCATGCCGCCCCAGACGCTCCGATTGACGGCCAGCGCCAGGCGGAAGGGGGCGGTCAGGACGTCCGCCACCGGGTGCCCCGTGCCCTTTACGGATTCCCAACCCCTTGCTAAGACGTCCTTTACGCCAGACCACGCCCCCGCGGCCGCCTTCCCAAACCACCGAAACGGGGCTGCGAGGATGGTCGCCGCCGAGGCCCCCGCGCTCTTGACCGCCGTCCATCCCGCCGAGGCGACCCCCTCGATCCCTGCCCAGATGCGGCCGGCAAGTGAGACGCCAAGCCTGAAGGGGGCCGCAAGCGCGCTGGCGGCGTTCGCGCCGACATCTCTAATCGCTTGCCAGCCCTTGCCCACGAGTCCCTGGACACCGGACCAGATCGCGCCGGCGATGCGCAGCGCGCCTCGGAAGACGCCGCCGATGATCCTGAGCGGCAGAGCGGCCACGCTCAGGATGCCTTTGCACAGCGTGGTGATGATCGCGCGGCCCGCCGCCGTCAGCGCGGAAAGGGGGCCCTCCTGCGCGTCAGAGAACGGCAGCAGCCGCCTGATCCAGCCGAACGCCATCTTGACCATCCGGAACGGCAGCGTGATGGCGGACCAGATGCCCTTGCCGATGGCCAGCAGGATGCCCATGCCCGCCTGAAAGAAGGTCTTGTCCCTGCTGAAGAGGGCGCGCACGCCGCGAAAGACGGCGGCCAGCGCCCTGACCACGGGCAGGCTGAGGATTGCCGAGATGATGGCGTTGCCCGCCCATTGGAAGAAGTACACGGCGCCGGTGAAAAGCGTCTTGATGAAGCCCCACATGCTGGCGGCCCCGTCGCGCGCCCAGCGGAACGGTGTCATGAGGTAGTGCTGGACAGCGCCGCCCATCTTTTTCAGGCCGTCGAGGACGGAGATGTCGCCGGTCAGCGTCTGCCAGAGACCGTAGGCGATCTTGCCCAGGGCGGCGATGGCCTGGATCAGCATGCGGAACGGCAGCACAAACGTGTACAGGAACTTCACCGCGTAGATGACGCCCTCGACGATTACCTTGACCAGCAGGACCACGCCGCGCGTGACGAGCACCGTGATCCGGATCACCCATGTCAGCGGGTACACGATGAACTTGATGACGTAGGCCGCGAATTGCGCGATGACACCCAACGCCGCGCCGATGACCGTTCCCAGCAAACGAAAGCTGGAACCGTCGGCCGCCGTGCCCAACACGCCGAATATCTCGACCACGGACAGGATCGCCATGTAGAGCGCGCCATAGGCGGAAACCAGCGCCTGGATCGGCGGCCCCAGGATCTTGGCGACCTTGCGGAAGGCGGCCATGATCTCGGTCAGATAGCCGACCACGTACTCCCGCGCACGGTGGAAGACCATGAAAACCGTCCTAACGAAGCCCCACAGCCCCATGGATTTGAGCTTCTGGGCAAGCTCGGCGCTGATCCGTCCCGTGCCGCTCGACAGGGACGAGAACAGCTGCCAGAGCCCCTGGAAAACCGTCTTGATCCGGTCGTAGGCGCCCATGACGATGTCGCGGATGCCGGCGAAGTTGCTCTGCCACGCCTTGCGCAGCAGGTAGATCGCGGCAACCACGCCGGCGATGATCGTGACGACGGGCCAGAAGCTCGCCGCAATAGCCGCGCCCAGCGCCGACATCGAGCCGCCGATGGCCAGGACGCCGGCCTTGATGGCGGGAAGCATGATGCCCACCATGCCTGCGCCGGACATGAGGCCGCCGACGGCCACGAGCGCCGCGCCCAGCGCCGCTGACAGGGCCAGCGCCACGCGTGTCAATCCGGGGGCGGCCTTGGCCGCGCGCTGGAGCGCCATGACCATGGCTGACACGCCTCGGATCAGCGGGTTGACCACGGGCAGGAGCGTCTCGCCCATGATCTCGAAGAGGTTGTGCATCTGCTGGCCGACCAGGCTCAACTGCGACCCGATGTCCATATTCATGGCCTGGGCCATCTCGACGGTCAGTTGCGTGCCCTGCCGCATGGCGGCGTTCATCTGCTGGATGCTGGAGGTCAGGTCGCCGACCTTGGTGTAGAAAAGGTCCACGACCGCCACGGCCTCTTCGCGGCCAAAGGCCTTCTCAATCTCGATCTTTTCCATGGCGTCGAGCGTTTCACCGTACCGCTCGCGCAGCTTCTTCAGGATGCCGGTGATGCCGAGGAGGTTGTTATTCTGGTCCACGAGCTCGATGTTGAGTTCCTTGCCGGCGCTGGCGGCCGACTTTACGAAGGATCGGTACTTGGTGCCCGCTTCGGCTCCGGACATGGTCGCCTGGAGCATGCCCAGCACCGCCAGCTGCTCTTCCAGTGGGATCTTGGCCGAGGTCGCCGTGGCGCCGAGCGACGAGATGGCCGTGGCCATGCCTGACCCGGTCGTCTTGAACGCCTGCACGCTTGCGGCGATTCCGCCGGAGAACATCTCTCCGAACTCGAAATCGGACATCTTGCCGTACATCTGGCGGTAGATGCCGTAGCCTGTGGCGAAGAGGCTGGTCATCTCGGCCACGGTGGACTTTGTGGCCTTGGCGGTGAGCGCGGCCAGCTTGGTGTACTCGCCCACGGCAGCGTCGGCCAGGCTGGCGATACCGCTCTTGATGTCGTAGGACGCGGCGATGAACTCGGCTTTGGTCGTGCCGCTCCAGGTGTTCGAGAAGTCCTCGGCCGCGGCCGAAAGGCTGGCCAGGTCCTTGACGCCCAGCGATGCCATCTCGCCCAGGGCCTTCTGGGTGCGGAGCGTCGAGGTGACGACGACGGTTGGCACGGCCAGCAACGCCAGGCCCGCGCCCATCATCATCGTGCCCCGCTGGATGAGCTGCATGTTGCGCTGCATGCTCTCCGCCGAGGCCGCGACGGTGGCGTCGAGGCTCATCATGCTGGACTGGATGCGCTGGGCATTCTGCGTGAACATGTCCTTCATGCTCACGACCACGCCCAAGCCTAATTCGTTCATCATCGCCTGTGCTTCTCCATCTCGCGTTTCTCGAACTCGATCTGCTGCTCCAGCGCCTCCACGAACTCTTGGCGGGTGCGGATCGGCATGGCCGTCACCTCGGCGTAGCTCCAGTGCAGGCCGCCGTAGGCCAGGAAGAAGGCATCGCGCTTCAGACTGCCGACGGGAACAAAAAAGCCGGCTCAGCCTCCAGCCGCGTGCGGATGCGCGCGCCGCAGGAGTCGCAGGAGACGTCCACGGCTGTGTCGATGCCGCCGTCCACGCGCGTCATCTCCTCGCGCAGGGCCGACCGGTCGCGCACGGACATCTCGTTCAGGTGTTTCTTCGAGGGCGGCTGGCCGTCGATGCTGAGGATGCGGATCATCATGGCCGCCGTGAGCGAGGGCTGCTTCAGCGCGGCCAGGCGCTTCTCCTTGTGCCCGTCCAGGTAGCCGAAGCGGACAGCCTTGCCCGACCCCGGCAGCGCAAAGTCAAACTCGCGCTCGTCGCGGTACGGCGTCACCTCGAGGTCGTCGAGGTTGACGGCGAGGTGGTTGCGCGCGCCGCAGGCCATGTTGGGGCAGGCGAGCTCCAGCTCGACTTCGTCGCCGAGGGACACCTGCCGCAGCCGCACCAGCGTGAACAGCCGGTCGCCGGACAGCATGTCGAGGATGTCCTTCATGCCGGGCGCGTCGTTGTCGCCCACGCGCTTGATGCAGTTAGCGAGGACCTGGTTGACGGCCTCGCCGGTCTTGATGAGCCGCTGGTTGGTGAGCAGGTCCTCCTCGACGCCGGTCATCTCGACGATCCCGACCTCCGGCCCGGACGGCAACGTGAACGTGTGCATCTCCGTGTCTCCTTTCCGTGCAAACAAAAAGCCCGCTGAAACGAGAGGATGTCTCTCGTCTCAACGGGCTTGATCCTTCAACATCCGCTGACATGTCTCAGCGGACTTGAGTCGTCAATGCCTGCGGGTCACACGTGGTGAAGCTCAGACCCCGATGTGGTAATTCCCGCGCGATAGATACGATCTACGGCGTTACTATTTAAAATACAGACATCGCCGTCGCGTGTTTTGGGAAGATGGCGTTGAACCTGTCAATAAGGTCTTTGTGATCTTTCCCTGATGTGTCGCGTAACTCCGCTTCGTATTTGCTGACCGCTTGTTCAAAGAGCTCGTGAAGGCACTTCACATCTACACGATAGTAGTCGCCATTCAGATGCTCAATAAGCCCACTCAATCCTTGCGTAAGCACGAAATTGTACGTAGCGGTGACGACCCCTTTGCTGTCGGTGTTTTCGGAATACAATCCAAATGAGTGGAGCAAAGAGTTCCGTAGTTGGTATAGGAGATCAGCGTCCGGACTTGAAAGCCCCAAGTAACGTTCTGCGAACGCCACGAAGCGCTTACCCACGCCTACACTTCCAGGGCCGTGAGTCTTGTCCGTACCAGCTACGAACTTCCCAAGGAGATCGATGCCAGCCAAAACGGCCATAGTGCCTGGCCAAATCGCCTCGCACCGGATCGGCACATTCGTGGCCCAATCCACCGGTGATGCGACTTGACCGGAATTCGGATCGATTCCGAAACACGTGTCAATGTCTCGACGCAGAAGATATAGCTGGCTGAACTTTTCGCCCTTTTGCGGCGCGCTCCGCGGGCTTCGAAAGAACCAGTTCAAGTCGGACATTCGCTATCTCCCATGTGCGGTCTTTGACAATAGGCTAGGTGCATGACCACGGGCCAGACGTAACTGGACACGCTGCGAGATCGGGACTGGAGTACGCCGCGATCTTCTACTGCGTCCAGTACTGGTAGCAGATCGTCAGCTTCTCGATGCTGTTCTCGGTATTGCCTCCCTCGAGGTCGTCATACTCCAGCACTTTAATCCACGCGCCGTGCAATGTCCAGCGTCGCGTCTCCTGGCCGGCGCGGTCGTACCGCACGATGTCGATGTCGCGCATGTACTCGTCGGGCAACTGGCCGGTGACGGCGTTGACGTCCACCTCCTGCTTGATCCAGTCGAGGGCGGCGGTGTCCGAGCCGTCCTGGAGCACGCCTTTCTCCAGGTTGATATCGTCGAACTTCACCCGCCCGGCGACCTTCTGATCGAACATCGACCCCGCCGGGGCGAAGGCCACCTCCTCGAATTCCGTCTTCGGCTCCGTTCCCTTTCGGAACAGCGCCACGTCGAACCCGTTCACCTCGATGGCAAACTGCCAGTTCTGGTACAGACTCTTGGGCATGTTGCCGCTACGCATCGGCGTTCACCTCCTTCAGGCGCTCAGTATTTCGGTAAAGTTGCCGCCCGTGGACACGAGGATGAAGTTCAGTTCCACGAACTCCGCCGTCTTCACGGGCTTCACGAACACGCGGCAGACCAGCTCGCTGCGGTCGATGTGCGCGGGCGTGCTGGTCTCCTCGTCGCACTGGACGGCGTACTCGTAGAGGCCGCCGTTCTCCTTGATGGTCTGGAGGAACGGGTTGATGAGCCGCGCCAGGGCGCGCCAAGTCTGCGGGTTGTTCGGCTCGAACACCACAAACCGGCTGCTCTCGGCTACGGCCTCCTCGATGTACATCATCAGCCGGCGCACGTTGACCCGGTCGAGGGCCGACGGCTGGGCCTGGAGCGTCTTCTGGCCCCAGACGTTCACGCCGGAGTCCGGGAAGCTGGCGATGACGTTGACGCCCTCGGGGTAGAGCACGTCGCGCTCGGCGCGGGACGTCTTGTAGCCGAGACCCAGGACGTTGAAGACGCGGCCGCGGTCGATGCCAGCCGGCGCGTACCAGACGCGCGTCTTCTGGTCGCTGCGCGCGTAGCAGCCGCACACCGCGCCCGAGGGCGGCACGAGCTTGCGTTGCGACGTGACCGGGTCCGTGATCTCCAGCCACGGGTAGTAGAGCGCGGCATAGCTGGAGTTGAAGGCCGCGTGGGTGTAGCCGCCCTGGCCCTTGCGGAAGTCCACGGCCTCGAGCGGATCGAGCGAGACCGGGCACTCGGCGACCAGCATGCAGTCCTGCCGGGCCTCGCAGTAGGCGATGCCCGCGTGGATCACCGGCGCGCTGGTCACGCCCGGCAGGGCGAGCATGTTCACGGCGTCGACCTCGTCGAAGGCGTAGAGGCCGGTGTGGTTCGAGGCGTCGCCGGCGTAGTCCGCGTCGGCCATGCCGGTCAACCCGTCGTCGCCGCCCGACAGGCCGAACTCGCCCAACTCGGGCCGGTCGCCCGGCGCGGGCGTGGTCGAGCCTGCGGCCGCCACGGTGACGTACTCCGACCTTTCGTTGACCTTCAGTTCCACGAAGTTGGCGGATGCCTCGTCCATGGACAGGTCGCGGAAGACCTCGACCACCTGGCCGTTGTCCTTCACCGTCAGGTTGAACTCGGTCGTCGGGTTCAGCGTGCCGTCGCTGACGGTTACCGTCAGCCCGTCGCCCCAGGCCCCCTCGTTGATTGCGTTGACCTCGAGGGTATCCTGGGCGTTTACGCCGTTCTCCAGGTTTGTCTGGGCCGCGGCGGACACTACGCCGGTGTCCTCGCTGGACGTCAGCACCAGCAGCGAAGCCTCGGCGTGGGCGTTGACGGCGTCTACGACTTCATCGGCGGTCGAGATGGCGTTGCCGCCAGCGTCGGTTGCCGCGTTGACTGTGATGTCCGTCCCGGCGACCGCGACCGAAAGGGGGGTGCTGTTGCCGGCGACCACGACTGTCACGGTGATGGTGTTCCCGGCCACACCGGACTCCATCGCCGTCCACAGGATCGCGTCCGTGCCGGGCGTCCCGGCGGTCTTTGACGCCTTGACGCCGGAACGGTCCTTGAGCGTGCGGGTCGCCTTGACCGCGGTCAGTGTGGCCCGGGCGGCGATGTCCGTGTGGTGGGCGACGCGGTTCACATAGAGGATGTTGCCGCCGTTGTCGAAGAAGGCCCGCGCCGCGTAGGCCAGGTAGCCGTCGGCGGTGTAGGGGCCGTACTTCCGGACAAACTGCTCCCAACTGGTCACCAGTTGGACATTGTTGATGGGGCCCTTGCGCGCCACCCCGACAAAGCCCGCGGCCGACGTGCTGATCTGCTTCGCGTAGAAGGAGAAGTCGGTTTCACGGGTATAAACACCCGGCGAAAGGTGAGGACTCATGTTTTGGCGCCTCCCGTCTTGGTGTCCTTGGGGTCATCCTTGGCCGCCGGCTTCGACTTGGCTGCCTGCGGCGGCTCCGGCTTGGACGCCGGGGTCCGGGTCTGCCGCGAGGGATTCAGATCGCGCAGCGTCACAAAGCCGCGCCGCGCGGCGTTGCGGATCTCTTCCGACACGTCCTTTGCCTCGACCTCAGCCTTGCCCCGGGGCGCCAGATGCGTCGTGCGCTTCGAGTTGGCCAGGCTCAGCGTCAGGGGCTGGAACTTCAGGTTCCGAATCTCAATCATCCGTGCGTTCTCCTATTCGCCCGGCGGCTCGTGCGTCCGCGTTTCGGCGAGCGCCGGGCCGTCGTAGTCAAAGATGCGGTCCAAAACCAGCTTGCCCTGGACCGCCTGGCCTCCGTATACGGCGCAGTCCTCGATCCGGTAGCGGCCCGACGACTGCTTCAGGTTCGACAGGTTCACGCGGTTGAGGCCGCCCATGGGGACCAGTTCCGTGATCGGCAGCCGGTACCCGTCCGTCGGGATCACCAGCTCCCGCTGGGACGTGAAGAACACCACCACGCGGGCCACGAGGTCGATCAGGTCCGCTTCCTTCGCCGTTGTGGCGATCACATCGAAGTCGAGGTGGTAGAAGCGAGGGTACTCCCGCTCCTCGAACGTGAGCGTGTCCGTGTCCTTCACGATCTGCTTCGCCATGGTGCGCCGGGCTTTGTTCTCGGCGAGGCGGGGACCCTGAATCACCAGGCTCGGCGTGCGCTGGACCTCGCAGGCGTCGTCCGGCGGCGTCAAAACCGCGTCCTGAAGGACTTCGGCCTTGACCAGCCGGATAAACGTCTCCACCACGTCCCTAACCGAGTACACTGCGGATCGCCTCCTGGTAGTTCTTGACGACCTGGTCGCGGTGCTTCTCCATCACCGGATGGAGAAAGGGCCGCGCCGGAATGACGATCACCGCGCCGCTGGGGTGGTTGATCGTCGCGCCGTACTCCATGATGGCCCCGACGTTGACCATCTCGTCTCCGTCCTTGTTCCGCGTCCCGCGCAGCAGACCCACGAACGCCCGGTCGCCCAGGATCAGCTGGGTGACCGACGCCAGCAGGAAGCCGGTATCGATCAGCGCCTTGGACGATCCCTTGCGCCGGATCGTGCTCTCGGCCAGCTTGGCGAACGGCTGGTCGCCGGGGGCCTGGGACACGATGCCTTTCTTGATCTCGCGCACCAGGAGCATGGCGTTCTTGACCGTGGCCTGGCGTAGCGCCTGGGCCAGCTCCGTGCCGAGGTTGGAGCCCAGGAGTTGCTTCGCCTTGTTCCACTGTCCGAACCGCCTAACCGCCATAGCGCTTCACCAGATGAACCGACTTGTGGGTCACCACGCCGAAGAGACGCTCCTCGACTACGGTGATGACCCGGAACACGTCCGTGCCCAGGTGCGTCAGGCCGTCGCCCTCGAACCGGATCCGGTCGTTGACCTCGATTCGCTGCTCCGGCAGCATCGAGACGACCGCGTCCGCTCCGAGCCTGCTCAGTGTCTCCGCCGGCATGGGCACGAACTCGAACGGCGCCTCGCCGGCGTCCTCGTACTCCTGCTCGTCCGACCCGTAGACCCGCTCTCCCGACGCCGGTGGAACCAGACGCCGACCCCGCTGGCCGGAGGCGAGGATCATCTCACGCACGTCGGCCGCGGCGGCCGCCATTTCCGCGTTGGTCAGGATCGCCATGCTTCCTCCTCCTCGTCGTACTCTCTGGTTTGCTCGTAGATGAGCGGAAGCAGCCCGTGCGGCGTCAGGATGCTCTCATCGGGGTACGCGTTGTTCAGCGCGCAGACCAGGTCTCGGTACTGCCGCCAGAGGGAATCCGCGAGCGCCGCCCACGAGGTGAACGCCTTGCTCTTGTCGACCCGCTTGTCTCCGGATTGGAGCACCATGCCGCTGCCTGCCGACACGAACCGCCGCATCCCGGCCAGGAACGCGTGCGCCGCCACGAGGATGGCCTCAAGGTGCGCGTCGCTGGGGTCGGGAGTCAGTTCCGCGCCGTCGTCGGCGTAGCTGGTGCCGAGGTCGGCGTTGACCCGGATGATGGCTCGGGCCAGGGCGCGCTTGTATTCGGCCTCGGTGAACACCGTGCCGTCGGGGTCGCCGATGTCCGTCCGGAGCTTGTCGAGCAGGTCACTGAGCAGCACCCGCGCTCACCTCCTGGAGTTTCTTCCTCAGGGCGTCGAGGACGGTCTTGCGCTTCTCGGTCCGGAGGATGCCCTTGAGCTTCTCCGGATCGTCCTCGTCGTCGATATACTCGATAGCCTCGGCGGCAGAGAGCTGCTCGTAGTCGGACGGGATGGAGGCCGCTTCCGGCTTGGAGTGCGGCGCGCCCACGTGCGCATCGTCGGGCAGGCGTTCGATCAGGCCGCGCCGTAGAGCGCGCTCCATCTGCCGCGTCGGGTTCTCGATCTCGGCTGTTTCGCCGGGGGCCAGCCGGAGCTTCGCATCGGCGATCACCAACGGGCCGGGCCTTCTACTGCGCACCTTCATCACTCTCCACCTCCTTCGCCCTCGCCTTCACCTTCCTCTTCGACGCCGAGGCGGATCTTGGCGCAGATGTCCGGGCGGGTGACGCCCATGCCCAGTTCGGTCCAGATGAGCCAGCCGGTCTTGAACTTCGTCTTGCGGTCCACGCTGTCGACGTGGACGGCCTCCCGAACCGGCATCTTGCCGATCTCTTCGTCGGGCAGGACCAGCACCTCGTCGATGGTCATAGCCGACGTGAGCAAAATGCCGCCGGTTCCGTAGTTCTTGATCACGCCCTTCTGGCGCAGCTCAAGCTTGGTCTGCGGGTCGAGGTCCCAGTCCCGGATGTCGTTGAACCGTCTGCCACGCATGACGATCCACTTGACCGTCAGTTCCTTGTCCTCGAGGATGCTGATCGCCTCGTTCAGGGCGTCGTCAGTGAGGGTCGAGCCCGTCAACTCGACGGTGTTCGCTTCGGGAACCGCAGCCGAGATGACGGAGATCGTTCGCTGGTCAAGGGTTTTGCGGATCTCGTCGGCCGCCTGCTGCTGGATATCAACCAGCGTGCCGATGTTGCCGTGCTTGAGGACCGAGATGTCCACCATTGGAGCGCTATGCACGCGCCCGGTGGGGAACTCCACCTCGTCCTTTCCGACCTCCTGCTCGCGGGCCTCGCCGTCCTCGCTGATCCAGTATGCCTTGAGCGTGGGCTTCTTCTGGTACAGCGGGCGCTCCCCCTTGGGCAGGGTGTGCCGGGTCAGGAGCAGCGAGGAGATTTCCTTGCGCTTGATCTCCTGCTCGATGGGCGGCGCGATGGCCGCGGCAAGGGCGCGCAGACCCTCGGGCGACTCCACGGCCTCGCTCATCAGCGCGGCCATGGTCTCCAGGTATTCCTGGGAGTGAACGTCAATCGTCGGGGTTTCCATGGATTGCTTTCCTCCTTTGCTCAGATGAGCAGCTTGAACTTCAGCACGCCGCCGGCCACGCTGATCGCCTCGGCGATGACCTCGTCGCCCGCCTCGACGCCGGCGGTCAGCTTGCTGTTGGCCGACACCTTCAACTGGTCGCCGGCGTTGACCGTGCTCTCGAAGACGTCCGTGGTGTAGACGCCGCCCCGGAACCAGATGCCGGGCATCTTGCCGTCGGCATAGTCCTTGCGCAGGATGCCGAAGGACTTCACCGCCGGGTCGTTGTTGACGGCGAACAGATCGTCGCCCGCGACCTTGACGACCTGGCCGAGGGCGCCGGCCCCGGACATGTAGCCATCACCATAGGCCAGGCCCGGATGGTCCGCATTCAGAAACGCCATGGTTCACACCTCCTTGTTTAGTCTCAGGCCTCGACCGCGACGCGGTCCCTGTAGGCCGCCATCATCCCGCTCTTGAGCTTGTCCTCGAGGGACGGCTTCTTGTCGTCCACGACAAGGGGCTTGACGCCCGCGTCGGTGCGCATGCGGACCTCGTCAGACGCCTTGGCCGCCGGCTTCTCCTTCGCCGGCTTGTCGGCGTCCTTCTTCTTGTCGGGGGCCTTGTCCTCGTCGTCCTCCTCCTCGCCCCGGCCCTTGCCCTTGACCTTGGTCTTCGGCACGCGCTCAAAGGCGGCCTGGGTCGCGGCGAAGGCCTCGTCCGAAAGGCTGGCCAGTCGCCCCAGCTCCTGCTCGCGCGCCTCCTCATCGCCGAAGTCGAAGCCGTCCTTCTCCAGTTTCTTCATCAGCTTGTCCGCCTTGGCGCGGTTGGCCGCGGCCTTTTCCTTGGCCTGGAAGGCCTCAAGCTGCTTCTGCATCTCGGCGATTTGAGCCTTGAGCTTCTGGTTTTCTGCCTCGAGCTCGCGGATACGGGGGTCCTTGGACGGCTCGCCGCCGCCTCCACCCGGGGCTCGCTTCGCGGCCTCTTCCGCCGGATGCTCGTCCGTCTTCTTCTCGTCCGCCATGGAGTCATTTCCTCCTTCCTGGGACTGCGTCGTGTCCAAAACCTGGTCCGCTACCTGCTTGATCCGCGCGTTCTCGTCAGCTCCTTTCCGATCCAGGAGGCCCAGCCCCGTGAAGGTGATCCCGCGAAGGATCTCGCACACGGGCTTGCCCTGGAACTCCTTGCCCTTGAACTTCTTGAGGTGAACGCAGTACTCAGCCTTGCTCTTCACGCGCTTTGAGCAGACCGAGCACTCGCCCTCCTCGTAGTCGCACTCCATCGAGACCTGCGTGATGATTCCCTTGCGCATGAGCTTGTAGGCCAGGCGGGCGTTTTCGTTCTCGGCGACGTACAGTTCGCCCACGCACTCGACGCGGCCGCCGGTTTCGTCGTCCACGAAGTCGCTGGCCACGATGCCGCCTACGATGTCCTGGAAGTCCTGGCTGTGCTTGAGGTCGATCTTCTTGTTGACTGCCGTGGCGTGGCGGGCGGACAGCTCCTCGCGGGTGAAGTTGTCGCCATTGCGGTTCGTGCCCGCGTGGCAGAGCACGAACGTGAACTCCTTGTCGCCGGAAGGCATGTCGCTGAGGTTGAGAGCCTGGGTCGAGGGCTTTTCTTCGGCGTCGAACCGGATGTCCACGGGAAAAGCCGTGTGGAACCCGGGCTCGGCGGCGTCCCCGCTCGCGGCCGCGGCCAGGCGCTTTGGGCTCGACGCCACGAAGAGCAGCTCCTTGGCGAACTGTCCTCCGCGCTTGGACGGATACGGCACGATGCCGTACTGGACATCAATGCCGCTGACCTGGACCTTGGCGTAGGCCTTGCCCAGCATGTCCTTGACCTCATCCTCGGTGGGGAATGCCTTGTCGCGGTAGCTGATGAGGATGGCGGGGCAGTTCTTATGCGCGGCGGCGATGAAGCCCTCGAACAAATCCTTCATGGACGCCTTGGTGTAGCTCGTGCGTGACTCGAAGCCGCGGCGCGCGTCGTCGGCCAGCGTCTTGCCCTTCCACATCGTCATCAGCCCCTCGACGAAGTGGAGGTCGCGCTCATAGTCGTTCGACCCAAACTCCGTGACGTACGGGGGGTCGCAGTAGATGACGTCGGCCTGGACCTTCGGCACGATCTCGCGCACGTCGGCGTTGAACACGCGGCACTCCTGCCCGTTGTCGAAGACGAGACCGTTGAGCTGCTTCACGCACCGCCGGAAGGCTTCGGTGAACTCCGAGAGCGGCATGTTGCCCAGCTGCGTGTGTCTGGCCCGCTCGTGGTCGTCGCTCAGGCGGCCCCGCATGCCTTTCTTCGAGCGCGAGAACTGCCCGAAGCGCGCCTTGGCCTTGCACGCGCAGCCCAAGGCGGCCAGGGCGATGTCCTTCTTGTAGCCGGAGAGCTTCTGGACGTTCACCCAGGTGCTGTCGAGCCAGGCGAGGATGGGGCGCGTGTAGTAGTAGCCGTAGAAATGGTCAACGCAGAACGCGCCCGCCTTGTCGTTCGGCTCAAAGAGCGCCTCGACGTCCTCGGGGCTGAGGGTTTCCTTCGAGTTCTCGACCACGGCGCGCGCCAGGTGGTACGGGAACTTCAAGAGGTCGTTAGCGTAGACCTTCAACCCCTTGCGCTTGTAGTAGTAGGACACGTTGCACCCGCCGGCGAAGGCGTCGAAAAGGCTCTTGGCGCCGCTGGGGACGTGCTTGTCGATCCAGCCAAGGATAAAGTGCTTGGACCCCATGAAGCCGGTGACGCGCGGGGTGCGCTCCTGCGCGGCGATGGCCTCCAGCATCTCCAGGTCGAACTCGCCGGTCAGCGAAAGCGGGTCGTCTGTTGGCGCGCCTTCGGCGGCGAGGGCGTCCGAAGGGCTGTGCTCCTCTTCCGCGTCCTGGGGCCAGGCGCCTTCCGGATGCGCATCCTCCTCAGCGGCGGCCTGCCGCGCTTGCGTTCGACTGCAGATAAAGAGCCGCTCCTTGCCATGCGACGCCTCGCCGTGGCGCGTGGTCATCATGTACTCGTGATCCTTGCTCTTCATGCGAGAGTCGCGCCCGTGGGCGGCCAGGAGCTTTTTCATCTCCGGCTCGGACGGGTACGCCTGGTCCCGGTAGGACACGAGCCAATGCGGAATGTGCCCGGCCTTGGCGAAGAACCCGTCGAAGAAGTCGTGGGCGTTGGTTTTGGTGACGGTTTTGTGGTCTGACTTGAAGTTGCGGAGCTTGTTATCGGTGTCGATCTCCAGCCCGTCCCAGTACGTCATCAGCCCCTCGATGAAGTGGTAGGCCTTCTCGTAGTTGGTGGTGGAGAAGTGCGTGGCGTAGGGCGGGTCGAAGTAGGCCAGGTCCACCTTGGCCTCTGGCAGGGCTTCCAGGATGTCCTTGTTCATGGACTGGCACTTCTGGCCGTTGCCGAAGACGAGGGCGTTGACTCGGCGCGCGGTCTCCTTGACCTTCTCCCGGAACTGCTCCGGGGTGTAGTTGCGCCGCGCCATCTCGGTGGTCGCGGAGAAGTGGCCGAAGCCGCCGGTGATGCACGCCTTGCCCAGGGCGAAGAGCGCCAGATCCTTCTTGTAGCCGCTCAGCGCGTCAATGTTGGCCCGGATTTGGTCAATGACCTCGTGGACGCCGGGGCTGAAGTAGATGCCCTTGAACGTCCGCTGCACGAAGTCACCGGCCTTGGGATTCTCGGCGACAAGGGCGTCTATCTCGGCGTCGGTCAGGCGGGTCGAATCGTTCTCGATGATGGCGCGCGCGGTGTGGTGCGCGAAGCGCAGCCGGTCGTTGGCGACCACGCGCAGTCCCTTGCTCTTGTACATGTAGCCCACGACCGCCGAGCCGCAGAACGCGTCGAAGGCGCTCTTGACGCCCTCGGGGGTGTTGCGCCAGATCCAGTCCACGAGCTTCTGCTTGGAGCCGATGTACGTGGCGACGTACTTCGGGCGCTCTTCCGCCTCGGCAGCCGCGGCTTTCGCCTCCAGGCCGAGGAAGGCCAGCGCCGCGTCGGCTTCCAGCAGGAAGTCGAGCTTTTCGATGTCGGTTGCGAAGGTCTCCATCCGTCTCGTCCTCGCCAAAACAAAAAGCCCGATGCCTCGGAGAGTTGTCTCTCCAAGACACCGGGCTTGATCGTTCAACGCCTGGCGGCTGGCCCGTCAGGCTTGAGTCGTCAACGCCTCAAGATGCCGCCTGCTATCCGGTCACTCCTCCACTATGTACTGAAGTCGCTTCGCGCACTGTTCGTTGATGGGACAGTCCTGACACTTCGGCGAGAGATTGGTGCAGTATCGTCGCCCAATTACCCATGCGGGCAGATCCAAGGCCCCAGGGTAGTCACACGCATGGGTTCTCGCCGCCTGCACTACGGCTGCTTCCTCGTCCACGTCAGTCAGGCCGGCGCGTAGGAACACTCTGCGGATGTGCCGATCATAGGACACGTCGATTTCGGCCAGGGCTGAGGGCGGCACCGATACGCGCCGCAAGTCACGAATCAGGATGTTCGCAGCCATTGAAGCCTTCTTCTGGCCGATCCCATCGAACTCCTCGAACCGCGCCTGTATCTCCTTTGGCGAAGGCTGCCCACGGAGCCAGATATTCGAAGCGTCGGCATCGTAACGGGAGCAAACCATCTCCGCCGCCCTGAGAGTGCGCGCCGAGGCCATCCGCCAATAGCGTAGCCGCGGGTACTCCGCAAACTTATTGTCGAGGTCGATCAGTCGCATGTCAGCGATGCGCCGCGGCGAAAGATGGCCAAGCCGGTTCTTCAGGATATGTGGGTAGCGCCACGCGCCTTCCGCACGTTGACTCTGGTCATAGATGACGGCGAGGAGCAGCGCGAAAGCATCAGCAAGCAGCAGATCGTTGGCGTCCTTCCAGTTCGGGGCAGTCTCGGACCCGACAAAATCGACAGTCTTCCCCACCGCCTCTTCGGCTATGAGGTCGTGACACCGCCGCAGGGCTTTCGCCGCCGCTTCTGCACTCATGCTGGATTCCGTGTTTCCCCTTGATCAGGAAGGTCCTGATACTTCCACGTGCGCCGAGTCTCTGTCTCGACGTGCGTCACCTTCCCCGCTTCGAACTTGATGGTAACAGAACCGTAGAATTTCTCAAGGATCAGCCGCGCCAGAAAGTGAAAGAGTTTCTCACCCGTCTTCACCGAATGCGACCCTCCCGTATCAGCTTGAGCAGGTCCGCGAACAGCGCGTCGCGGTTCGGGTAAGCATCCGTCTCGACGATCTTCGAGCGCATGCCCTCGTAAGGCGAGATCGTTTGCTGGTGGTATTCCAGCAGCGACCGGTCGAGATGCGTCACGCCGCTCTCGACGATACGGTTGATGATCCAGTCGGCTTCCTCCTGCTCGTCCGGATACTCCGGCAGCATCCGGATCTCCAGGTCGAGGCCGGAGCCTTCGCCCAGGCACCAGACCCCGATGGGCCGGTATTCGCCGCCGAGCAGCTTGTACTCGATCATGGTGTGGAACTTCATTCGTCGCCCGCCTCGGCCATGCGCGTGTATTCCTCGACCAACTGCCGGTCGATCCGCTCGAACCGCTCCCGGTCGGCCGCCTTCTGCGCGAGCCATCTGTCGAACACGGCCTTTACGTCGGGATCGATATCCGGCTCGATCACGTTGGCCGTGTACATGTTCCCGTGCTCGTCGCTCAGCACGGCGCAGTGGCTTTCGCTCCTGGTGATACGGGCTTCGCTGATCAGGTGCGCGTACTGCATGCCTTGATCGTAGCCGACCTCCTTGAAGAGCAGGTCGTAGCGCCATTGCTTCACCTCGCCCTGTGCGTCCACATGCGGCAGCGCCCGGAGCACGACAAAGCCGTCCACCTCGAAGCAGAGCGAATCGCCGTCCTCGAACGTGATCTGCATGGTCGCGCCGGGGTTGCACACCCGGTCCAGCGCCTCCTGGACTCGACGCTTTTCGGCCTGGATCGTCTCTTGCAGGCTCATCGTTCGACCACCACCTCCTCGATCTTGCGCCCGTCGGGCAGTTCCGTGATGCCGCGCTTCCTGAACGCGGCGATCACATCGGCCCGCTCCTTTGAGTTACGTACCGCGACCGTCTCGATATTGTCGAGCAGCGTCACGGAATATTTGAAGATTGTCTCGTCCGAGCCTCGACGCTGGGCGATCTCTTTCCAGTCCTCGACCTCGCTGCGTCGGTTCTTGCGCACGGTGTCGCCGGTCACGCGGCCATACTTGTCGCCGGTGTACGTGATCGCGTCCATGCGCCGAAGCATCCGCTTCTTGAAGTAGAGGCCCGGCTCGCGCGATCCGCCGCTCTGGCTGGGCAACTTGCGGATGCGCGTGAAAAAGTACGTCGCGCCGCCGGTGTTCATGTCCTCCTCGGGCGACATCCCGCCGGGCCGCACACCGATCCGCATCTTTTCCACGGTCGAGGCCATCGCGCCGTTGTTGCCCAGCACCTCGTCCAGAAACTGCGGCAGGCTGGAGTCGTCGGTGAGCCGGTGGTAGAGCCCGTAACCGGGCATCTGGCGGTCCAAGTCATCTTCGGAGATGTCGAAGCGCATCTGGTGACGGTAGCCGGCCTGGCGTTTCGGGTCGTTCCACTGAGCCTGGTACTCGCCCATGGGGTTATAGCCTGGCAGCCGCGTCAGGTCGGAGACACCGAGCCGCTTCTCCCAGTACCCGCGCATCGCCGTGATCCGCTCCTCCTTGCTGGCGTTCCGCTTGTCCAGATCCTTGACCACCTTCTTGTAGTCGGCCGCGGTGTCCGCCTTGAGGATGTAGGCCTGCTTCTGCAGGTACATGAGCTCGGTATCCTGGGGCGTGGCGAGTGTCGCCGTGACGCCCATCCGGTTCAGCCGTTCCATCATCCCGTCGAACTGCTTGGGGTCCGCGTCGCCGGGCAGGTGAATCTCAAACTCCCCCTGATGGGCATAGTAGTTGCTGTCCACCCAGGGCTTGTAGGTCGCGCGCATTCCCTTGCCCAGGTCGATCTCGTATTGGACGCCTTCCTTCATGCCGCGCCCGAACACCTCGCCGGTCGAGGCTGTCTCGCTGACCACGGCGATCTCGCCGTTCTCGATCCGGCGGAGGGGCAGCCGGACCTTCGTCTTGCGTGCGGCGATGCCCTCGACGGGCATGTCACGGTCGGGCTTGCGCTCGAATTGCTTCTTGTACTGGGCGAACGTCCCCTGGTATTTGGTCTTCTTCTCCGCGCCTTCGAGCACCTTTTGGCAGTCGGCCAGGTATTGCCCGGCCATGGCGGCCACGTCAAGGTCTTCCGACTTGGTGAGCTTTTCCAGGTCGGGGAGCATGTCGCGCACGGCCTGAAGGGTCTGCGCGTTGTACTGGGAGTCGCCCTTTTGCGCATGGCTGTTCACCGTCTTGATGCCGGCCAGAATCTTGTCATGGTACGTGTCGCAAGGCAGCGCGTCGCCAATCTGGGTCACGATGCGGTCGTCCGAGGTGAGCGCCAGGCTCCGCAGCATTTTCGACTCGGCCTCGGGCCGGATTTTCATGCGCACCACGGTGCGCCGCTTGCCGCTGGCGGTCTCGGTGAACACCAGGGCGTTCTGGTCCTCGACATCCTCGGCGTCGAAGGGCACGACCTTGCCCTGCCACTTCGCGCGCCGGGCGTCAGCCAGCAGTTCCGCTTCCACGGGACCGATGCGGCCGCCTTTCCGGGGCGCTTCCGCCTCGGCGGTCTCGAAGCGGAAGTCTTTCCTGCCCAGTACGTCGCCGTAGAACCGCTCGAAGTCACGGCGGATGCTTTGCTTGCGGTCCAGGGCGGTCTTGTAGAACGCCTCCTTCTGGGCCGCATTGCCGCGGAAGCGTTGCTCGGCGTAGGGGGCCAGGATCGCGCGGTAGTCGTCGTCGGAGATGCGCTCGACCTCGCGGATGTGCTTCAGCGTCGTTGCCGGATCGAACTTCACCTTGCCCTCTTTCGCCGCGCGGAAGAGCGTGTTGTAGTAAGGCTCCGATTCGCCGTGGGCACGGTTCGGGTGGTAGTCGATGCTCAATTCGTCGTTGCCCAGGAACTTGAAGAGCTGCCCCTTGTCGATGCCGTAAACGCGGCCGTCCTTCATCCTGAGGAACTGCTTGCCGTGCCCGTCGTGGTTTGAGATGAGCCAGTCGATCACGTGCTCGCGCTGCAACTGCTCCACGTCACTGGCTGGCAGCGACGCTGGATCGACGCCGGCGTAGTTCGCCTGAGCGGCGAGACCGGTCTTCCACTTTTGGATGGAGCCGGCCTTGCCGCCGAGCGTGATGACGCGCACCTCGACGGCGTCGGGATCGATCAGCCGGCCGATCCGATAGGCGGCCTCGTCACCGTGCGCCCGAAACTCCTCAGCCGCGGGTTTGAACAGCCATTTTTCCCCGGTTTCGTCGGTGTAGAAGTACTTGGTGTGCGCGCCTTCGATATCGGCCTTGCCCTGGAGGGTAAAGTTCTTGGGCTGGCCTTTCCGCCTCCATGCCTCGTCGGCGGCCGCGAACTCAGACCCCTTCTTGGGCGGGACCACGGCCGGCGGGGGGGGAGGCGCAGGGGTGGGGGGCTTGGGCGATTCCGGAAGGGGGGCGGGGGGAGGCGCCGCCAGCGGCTTGGACGTCTTGGCGCCATGCTTCTCCGCCCATTTCTGCCACTTAGCCTCAATGTTGTCTTTGGCCTGCTGCGCCTTGGCCGGGTCCGTTTGCGTGAACAGGGTGACCAAGTCGTCCTTGGCCGCCCACTGGTAATGGTGAACCTTGGTCTTCTGTGCCAGCTTCTTGAGTTCAGACCCGGACAGGGAGGCGATCTTCTGCCCGAACACCTGCTTCTTGAGCGCGATCTCCTTGGCGAAGTTCTGGAGCGACTCCTGCGGCAGGATGCCCGACTCGGCGATCTGGGACTCGGCGGCCTTGGCCGCCTTCAGGAACGCCGCATATTCCGCGGGGTCTTCAGGCGTCTGGACGGCGTTGGTCTTCTCGACAAGAGCATGGGCGGCCTTGCTCGCCTTCTCGGCGTGCTCGGCCTGGAGCGCCTGCTTCTTCGCCTGTTCGGCCGCTTCCTGGCCGGCCTTCTTGTTCAGGGCGTCGACCAGTTGTTGCTTGTTCTTGACCCCGGGGATGTTGTGCTTCTGCTTGGCCGCGGCCAGCTGCGCGCCGCTCAGGTTCGAGTGGTCCACGCCAGGCTCCACCTGATCCAGATAGCCGGCGACGTCCTCTTTCGTCATGTTGAGGGACACGCCTTTCTGCTTGGCCAGGTCCTGCAGTTCCTTTACGCTGAACTGCTCATACCCGCCGGCGTGGGGCGTCATCTGCTCGACAGCCTGCTTCTGCGCGGTCGCGGCGTGCTTGTTTTTGAGCAGGTCAAGCAGCTCCTGCTTGGTGCGCAGCGCGCCGATCTTGTGTTCAGCGAGCTTGTCCTTGAGCGCCTGGCCCCCGAGGCCCGCGTGGTCCACGCCCGGCTCGGCCTCGTCGAGCAGCTTGATGAAGTCGGCTTTGGTGCGCGCGATTGAGACGCCGTGCTGTTTGGCGGCCGTCTGCGCCTGTTTGGCCGTCAGCCCCTCGAACTCGCCGGTCTCCCAGGCATTCTTGACCGCCTGCTCGTCTGCCTTGACCTCTTGGGCCTGCCCATCGACGTCCTGAGGCGACAGGATGCAGCCCTGCCCCGCTGTCGGCGCGGCCTGGGCGCCGAGCCGCTGCGAGCCGCAGATGGGCAGGTCCACCACGGCCACGTTGCCGCATCGACAGGCGGGATGGAGCGGCTGGTTCGGGAACTTGTCCGCCGGATAGGTCTTGCCATTGAGCGCGCCGCATTCAGGGCACATGCGCTCGTCGTCCATGGTCAGCCATTCCAGTTTCCGAACGCCAACCGTGTCATAGAACTTCCGCTGCCCCTGGCTATGAGCCCGGATCGTCTCTGTCCGGGCGATCAGTTCCATGCGCGTCTGCGCCTGGCCGAAGACCTTTTTGCCCGCGTGCCGGAAGGTCTCCTTGTCCGTGACGACCGAGCCCATCTCCTTGACGATGTCCCGCACCGACATGCCCGTGGCGATGCCGGTCTGCACCGCGCGGTTGAGGCCGTCGGCCAGTTCGCGGGAGACGTCGCCGGCCAGCTGGAGGTTGTAGCGCGTCATGAAGTCCAGGGCCGCGGTGTCGATGACAGTGAAGACGTTCGTGGACATCTTGCCGACGCCGTCCGGTCCCAGGTCCTTGTAGAACGGCAGTTGCGCCGCCGCGAATTCCTCGATGCCGTGCGAGATGCCGCGCTTGAAGCTGTCGGTTGCGGCGTGCCTCAGTATGAGCCGGTGCTCGTCGCGGACCTGGGCGGTGATGGCGCGGATCTCTCCCTGGAGCCGCTTGAGCGACCGCTGGTTGGCGAGCTTCCCCTCGGGCAGGTCGCCGAGGGTGGATATCTTCAGGAGCGCGTCCTTCACGTCTTTCTCTGCGCGCGCCAGGACGTCGGTCACCTTGGCGGCGGTCTTTTCGCCGTAGGCGTTGCGGTTCCGGTAGGCGCGCTGCGCCCACTGCCGGATGCGCTCGGTCTGCGGTTTCGGCGCGGCATGGGCGCTGAGGATGTCCTCGTCCCATTCCGGCTTCAGGCCGGCCGGTTGTTCCAGCGTCAGCGGCATTCGGCGCACTCCTTGCGAGGACGCTCCCGCCTGGAGATTCGTTTGATATTGCGGACACAATGCGGTACACTTGTGATGTCGCCAAGATGCATTCGCAGAGGAGGAAGACCGATGAAGTTCATCACCATCAGAGACCTTCGGAGCAAGACCGCGCAGCTCCGCGAAGACCTTGAGATGGACCGAGAGCTCGTGGTTACAGCCAATGGCCGGCCGTTCGCGGTGATGACCCGCGTCGAACCGGACAAGGTAGAGGAAGAGATACTTGCCATTCGCCGTGCGAGGGCCGGTGCGGCCCTGAGTCGCATACGGACAAAAGCAAAAGCGGACGGTCTGGACAGGATGACGATGGACGAGATTGACGCCATCATTGCCAAGGCCCGGCGCGAAAGGCGGCGCGCCGAATGAAGGTCGTCCTGGACACCAACGTCATCGTCTCCGCTGCCATGACGACGTACGGGACGTGCGGGCAAATCGTTGACCTGTTGGTCAAGGGCGCCTTCGAGATATGCGCCGATGACCGGATTCTTGCTGAATACGACACGGTCCTGCGCCGTCCGGAGTTCCGCATCGTTGCGGGGGACGCCGAGGTTGTGCTGGATCTGATGCGTTCCGTCGCTGAACTCGTGGCTGCCGCCCCTCTTGCGGCGATACTGCCCGACCCCAAGGACATGCCCCTCCTCGAAGTCGCCATGGCAAGCGACGCCATCCTGGTCACCGGCAACCTTCGCCACTTTCCGGAGGAGGCGCGCAAGGGGGTGACCGTGGTGAGTCCGCGGGAGTTCCTGGAACTCCTGCGACATTGATCTTGACATTGGCCCATCAGCGGTCACCTGCATTCGGCGCACTCCCTGGCTTCGGTCTCAGCCGGCGCGTCGCCCCGCGGCTCGAAGTAGCGGCAGGCGTTGTTGTCAAAGCGGGTATCCGTCTCGCGGATAGAGCACCCGTTCGTCTCCTCGTCGAAGTAGGCGCAGTCGTCGCACATGGCCTCGGCTGGGCCGGCCTGAGAAAAGAGCTGGGACGCCGTCCCTTGGAGCGCAGTGTTCGGACGGTTCTTCTCCGGGGGCAGTCCCAGCAGTTCCTGGGCGTATTCGGGTGACATGATCCCCGCGTTGACCATGTCCACCACAGGCTTGATCCGCTTCTCGTCGGTCAGGTCGATCCGGGTCCGGTCCTTCTCGCTCTGTTCGGACTCGACGTCCGGGTCCAGGTCCATGCGCACCTGGAGGCTCTTCTTCGAGATCAGCCGGCGGTCGTAGAGCTCGATGAGCAGCTTGCGCACGTCGATCTCGTCGGTCAGGTCGAGGTCGTTGAAGAGCACCTCGATGGTCTTCTCCTCGTACCCCTTGATCTCCTGCCAGTCGTCCAAGACCCAGCGGATCATGCGGCGCGCCGCCTGCTTGATCTCGCCGAGCATGACGATCATCTTGTGCATGGACACGGAGGCCGTGGCGAAGTTGGGGCCGTCGCCGGTGACGATGCTGCGCGCCATGCCCAGGGCCACGATGATGTCCTCTTTGATCTCCTTGACCTTGGCCTCGGTCTTGAGCACGTCGCCCTCGGCGCCGTAGGTCTTTACGTCGCAGTAGAATGGCGCGACGAGGCCGGCCTTCAGGTCCATCTTGTTGATCATGTCCCGGATGCGTTCCAGCATCCCCTGGTCCGGCATGATCAGCTTGGAGCCGAACTGCCCGCCCACGCGCACGAAGCGCAGCGGCGTGGTCCACCGCTTGGCGATGGCCTGCTCGCTCTTGCGGTAGTCGCGCAGGAGGGCGATGGAACTGAAGGCCGGCAGGGCGATGGAGTTGCCGCGCGGGGAGAAGGACGGGGCGTCCCACTTGAGGTGAATCATCTGCTCCAACGGCAGCTCAATGCCCTCCCCGACCGCCCCCGCGTCCTCGGGGTACTGCCGCGCCTGGGTGAGCTGCCCTTGGACATAGGTCAGCCTCACCGAGACGGGGTTGACGCACTGGACGGCGGCGATGTCCTTCCCGTCGTCGGTGTAGGTCTTGTAGCCCACGCAGTCGCCCTTGACGAGCAACTGGAGGATCATGTCCCTGGCGAACGTCTCCAGGGCCACGCGCTCCGCGAACTCCTGCGCCTTCCACTTCACGTCGTCATCGTCGCAGCTAATGGTGATCTGGTCCCCGATGGCAAAGGTGCGCCATGCGTTGACGGCGTTCTTAACGATGGGCTCCTCGGTGTAGTACTCCCAGGCCAGCTTGGCGCGTTCCTCCCAGGTGGGGGGGATGGCCTCCTCGACCTGGAGCTTGCCGAAGGCGCTGGCGTCGAGCGCCGCGACCGCGGCCAGGCGCTCCGGACCGATGGCCGTCACCGCGGTTTCGGGAGCGTCAGCTTGCGCGTTCGTCTGCTGGGGCAAAGGGAGTCCTTTCGTCTCAGTATGCCATGAGCGCCGCCGGCAGCAGCAGCTTGGCCAGGTCCAGCGCCTTGGCGAGCAGGCTCGCCTCGACTCTGCCATTGGCGTGCGCCTGCCGCACGGCCTCCAGCGTCTCCTCGCCGATGACCGCGATCCGCTTCAAGTCCACGTCCGGGCCTTTCCACACGGCGTCCAGAGACGCCCACGGGTCGGGCTTTACCAGGCCGGCCTTCTCCGCTTCATCACGGAGGTCCAGCACCTGCTTGAGCAGGCTCTGTTGCGTTGCGCTCATTGGGCGTCTCCTGATTTCACCCGCTCAACGGCCTTGTTGAGCAGGCTCTCGATCCGTTGCTGTGTTTGCGCGCTTGCCGCGGTCAGGCTGTCGGCCACGCGGAGCGCCTCCAGGACGGCGGCGTTGTTCTGCCTGGCGAGGCGGCGCAGCTCCACAAACTTCGCCCGCCTCGCCTCAACCTGATCCAGGCTGGCCAGGAGCCGGTCGAATCCCTCCTTCACCGTGTCGGCGTTCAACTGCTCCTGGGCCTCCAGCCGGTCCACGATGCGTTTCGCCTCCGTGACGTGCGCCACGCGGGCCTGTCCGAAGGAATCCATGACCGCCTCGTGGTAGGCATCGATGATGCCTTCCTCAGCCGTGACGCCGCGGTGGGCCGCGTCAATGGCCGCCACTGTGCCCTGCGCCGATGCGCAGCCAGCCAGCGCGCCGGCGGATACCAGCAGCAGGGGCCAGAGGATTCTGCGCGTCATAGGCTGTCCTCCTGTTTGTTGTTCTGAACCCGGGCCTTGTCCACAGCCGCCTCGGTGACCTGGTAGCCGACGATGCTCAGCGCCAGGGTCGCGGCGCCGACGATGAGCTGGACCGCGCCGTCGGTCTGCTCCGGCGCGAGCTTGCCCAGGGTCACCAGCACCGCCACGACCATGCCCGCCGCGGCCAGCAGGAACCGCCGGCTCGTCCAGCGGGACACTTGGCCCCCGTTCCCATTCTCAGACATCTTGCGTCCTCCTTTCCGTTTGGCGCTTCTTGCCTTGACCACAGCGCGCGCTGGCGCGTCCGCCTGCTCCATGCAGCGATCAAATGAACACTGGCTCGGTCATCACGGGGATCAATCTGGGCGTCTCCTCGTTGAGGTTGTCCAGGCGCTCCTGGTCGCGCGCGAGCATGGCGCAGCGCACGGCGTCCACGATGTGGTCGTTGCCCTTGGAATAGACCACGCTGCCGTTGGACAGCGTGTAGGTGTGCGTCGTGAACTCATCCTCGATCTCGATGTCGTCCACCGGCAGCAGCAGTTCGCGCCGCTGGAGCGCGCGGTTGATCAGGCTGGTCATGTGCTCCTTGGCGCGCTTCTTGAGCGGCTCGCCGTCCTGCATCGCGATGGTCACCGAGCCGCCGAAGTCGTAGCCGTGGAGCCGCTTTTCCAGCCCCTGCGCCCTGAATTTGTCCAGGGTGGTCAGCTCCTGCGCCACGGCCAGGCCGTTGCCGCCGCGGTCCACGCCAATGCCCATAGCGCCGAAACAGCGGTCCAGGAGCGCGATGACGACGCTGATGTGGGGGTAGGCGACGCGCTCCATATGCACGCGCAACACCAGCTTCACGCGTGTGCGGTCCTCCTCGCGGGTCTCCCGGAAGACGACGATCTCGGTGGGGTCGTTGGTGTAGCCGAGGTCGCCGCCG